ATCTTTTGTTGGATCGAGACAAGATAATAAAACATTTGGTCCTATTACAGTTGCTAGAGATGGTGGTCTTGAACAATTTGCTTCAGACTACTATACAATTTGTGGCCTAGATAGTGTACCAGATGGCGGAAAAATTGCAATCTTTGTTGATAACTCTGGTAGTATGACAACTAGTACAGTCAGAGCATCTATCAACAAACTATTGCTTAGATTACAACCCAGAAACATTTCTATTGTAGTTGTAGAAAATCCTTCCGAAGACTGGATTTCATCATTTGATACTCCACTATGATCACACTTGACGATATTAAATCCCAATGGGCTGAAGACTCTAAAATTGAACAAGATCTACTAGACGAAGAATCAATCAAAATTCCACAACTTCACAGCAAGTATCTAAATTACTTGTCTGATGTTAGGTTGCTGAAATTAAAAAAAGAACACGAATACAAATCTCTATTGAGAGATAAGTTTGAGTATTACACAGGTAAAGCAGAACCAAGTGTATACCAAGAAAAACCTTTTGATCTAAAAATACTAAAACAAGATCTAGGACTGTACATGGATTCTGATCCTGAATTACAGCTCCTACAAACTCGCATAAATTATTATGAAGAGATTATGTTTTTTCTTGACAAAGTTCTCCACTGTTTAAACAACAGAGGATTTCAAATTAAGAATAGTATTGATTGGCAAAAATTTATGCAGGGTAGTATTTGATGACTGACGTAGTTATTCAGAAAAAGAACGAAGTATACTTGACTGTTGAGTGTGAACCACATATTAAATATGAACTCTCTGAGTATTTTACATTTGAGGTTCCAAACGCAAAGTTTATGCCGCAATACAAAAAAAGATTGTGGGATGGAACTATCAAATTGTTTAGTCCTGGAGACGGTAAAATATACTGTGGACTATATGATTATCTGACTGAATGGTTAGACTCCAGAGGATATAGTTATGAAGACAAGGATAATAATTACTATGGACTACCACAAGAAACAAATGATCTAGTTTCTGTAAATGGTGTTGTAGATTTCGTGAAGAGTCTGCACATTCCATTTAAGGTTAGAGACTATCAGTATTACGCTATATACCAAGCACTAAAATATAATCGTAGGTTACTTCTCTCACCTACAGCATCTGGTAAGTCGTTGATGATTTATTCAATTACCAGATTTTTTACTAACCGTGGAGATAAAGTATTAATTGTTGTTCCCACAACATCTCTAGTGGAACAGATGTGTGGTGACTTCGATACTTATGGATGGTCGTCTGATGACTACTGTCACAAAATCTATGCTGGTAAAGATAAGAACACATCTAAACAAGTTACAGTAACAACTTGGCAATCAATCTACAAAATGCCAAAGAGTTACTTTGAGGGATTTGATTGTGTGATCGGAGACGAAGCGCATTTATTTAAAGCAAAGTCTTTGACCAATATCATGACTAAGTTGCACAACTGCAAACATCGTATTGGTTTTACAGGAACTCTAGACGGATCAAATACAAATCAACTTGTACTAGAAGGTTTGTTTGGTCCAGTAAATAAAGTTGTCAAGACAAAACAACTGATCGATAAAGGTCATCTATCTGCTCTCAAGATTAATATTCTTCTATTGCAACACGAGGAATTATTATTTGATTCTTATCAAGATGAGATGGATCACATCTGTACGATGGAGAAGAGAAATAAATTTATAGAAAGACTAGCATTAAATCAATCTGGTAATACACTGATCCTATTTGCATACGTGGAGAAACATGGTCAGGTACTTTTCGATATGATAAATAGCAGTGTATCAGCAGGTAGAAAAGTCTTCTTCGTCCATGGTGGCGTAGACACTGAAGATAGGGAAGAAGTAAGACAAATCACAGAGACCCAAAATGATGCTATAATTATTGCTTCTTACGGTACATTCTCAACAGGTATTAACATTAAGAGATTGCATAATATTATATTTGCTAGTCCAAGTAAATCTAGGGTCAGAAACTTACAGTCAATTGGAAGAGCACTTCGTAAAGGAAATCAAAAAGAAATAGCAACATTATTTGATATAGCAGACGACTTTTCAAAAGGAGATAGAAGGAATCACACTCTAAATCACATGGTGGAGAGAGTAAAAACTTATTCCCAAGAAAGTTTTAATTATGAAATTATTCCAATCAATTTTAGGAGAAAGGAAGAATGATGTTTTCAGAGTTTGTAGGAATGATGAAACTAGTAAGTGGTGAAGAAATAATTGGTAGCGTATTGGTGTGTGAAGAAGAAAATGGCTTTGTTGTAGAAACACCTTTTACTGTAGATGAAACAATTATTGAAACACCAGCAGGAGAAATGGTTAAGGTCGATCTAAGACCATGGATTAAATTCTCTGCAGAAGAAATTATTTTTATTGAAAAAGAAAAAACGATTACTGTCTATGAGGCAGATGAAAGAATAATTAAAATATATAATCGAACACTTCGTAAATACCTTCATAATGAAAATGACACTAGTCAAATGCCATTGAATGAAGAGATGGGATTCAAAACAAAGGTAGATGATGCAAGGAGTAGCTTAGAGAAGTTATTTAAAGATAGCTAATCTGTTCCCTGAACCTTAGCAGAGTTATTATACAGAGATTTGAGCCACTTGTCAAGTGTTTGATATTGTGGTATAGTATGAACAATTACAAAAGCTAATAGCTGATATGTACCATGAAGAAAAAAGAACACTATGTCAATAACAAAGAATTCTTAGAAGCGATCACTGTTTACCGAAACAAGGTAATCAAATCTAGAGAACTGGGTGAACCTAAACCTAGAGTACCAGAGTACATCGGTGAGTGCTTTCTAAAGATTGCAACGCACTTGTCTTATCGTCCTAACTTTGTGAACTATATGTTCAAAGATGATATGATTTGTGATGGCATAGAAAACTGTCTTCAGTACATTGATAACTTTGATCCAGAGAAGTCTTCTAATCCTTTTGCTTATTTCACTCAGATTATTTACTTTGCTTTCTTACGTAGAATTCAACGAGAGAAAAAACAGTTGGATATTAAAACACGTATCCTAGAGAAGTCAGGATTTGATGAAGTCTTTACTGCAGACGGTTCTGTAATAGGTTATGATTCATCTGCGATGAACAGCATTAAAGAGTCCCTTGAAATTAAAGTTAATCGATGACAATTGCTCTGATTACTGACCAACATTTAGATGGTCGTAAAAGTTCCCAGATCTTCTGGGATTATTTTTTAAAATTCTATGAAAATGTATTCTTTCCTGCACTAGAAAAATACAAGATAAAAACGATCATTGATCTAGGAGATACCTTTGACAATCGTAAAGGTATTGATCTTGGTGCATGGTATCGTATCAAGAAAAATTATTACGATAGACTTCACGCCATGGGTGTGACTGTGCATATGATTGTTGGTAATCATACAGCATATTATAAGAACACAAATTCGATTAACACACCTGATCTTCTACTAGAACAATACGACAACGTTCACATTTATAGTGAAGTTACCGATATTAATATTGATGGATTGAAGATTACAATGCTTCCTTGGATCAACTCAGAGAATGAGAAATCTTCTTTTGATCATCTGAATAAAACTGACTCAAGTATTGTGATGGGTCATCTTGAGATCTCTGGATTCCAAGCAATTCCTGGTCATGTATTTGAGGGTGGGTTGCAACCAGATGTATTCAAGAAATTTGATAATGTCTATTCTGGACACTTTCATCACAAATCAGAACGAGGAAACATTAAGTATCTCGGAAACCCATACGAGATGTTCTGGAACGATTACAAAGCAGAACGTGGTTTTCATCTCCTAGATCCAAAGACAAAGAAACTTGGATTTGTAAAAAATCCATATAGTATCTTCAAAAAGATATACTATAATGATGTCAGGAATGATTATACTAAATTTGATGCTTCTGAATACAAAGATACTTACATCAAAATATTTGTAGAAGAACGATCTGATAATATTGCATTCGAACAACTTCTAGAAAAGTTATATGACATTGGAGTTCATGACATTAAGGTCATTGAATCTGATAATCTAGAACTGGATGATACACAGGAAAATTTTGAGGGTGAGGATACCCTTACTACTCTGAACAGATATATAGATGAAACAGAGAATATAAATCTAGATAAAAATAGTATTAAAAATATTATCAAGTCGATTTATGTAGAAGCCTGCGAGGTACAATAAATGTTCATTCTAACGATGACGGATGCTGATTCAGAAGGCGCATATGCAGTAATCACAAAAGAAGGAGATAAGGTTCTTCAGTTGTTTGAACAATCAGACGATGCAGAACGATATATCGGTCTTCTTGAAGCAGATGGATTTCCCCCTGTTGAAGCAACTGAAATCGAAGGTGAACAGGTAGTTGCGGCTTGTGAGAAATTCGGGTATAATTATGTTATCATAACACCAGACGACTTTGTAATCCCCCCAAAATTTGATTCGCATGATTTTATTTAAAAGTGTCACGTATAAAAACTTCCTTGCCACTGGTAATAATCCTATAACAATTTCTTTAGATTCTACCAACACAACTTTGATCGTTGGTCAGAATGGTGCTGGTAAAAGCACGATTATTGAAGCTATTGTATTTGCACTCTTCAATAAATCATTTCGTAAAGTAAATAAGAACCAACTTATTAATAGTATCAATGAAAAGGACTGTGT